GGATTCTTGCACTATATCATCAAGATATACTACACATTGACCGTTTATAACTTGTCCAAAGCCTAAATCTCCTAAGTATACTTCTGGTAATTCATAGGAATGGAACAATCTATCTCCAAAATGCTTTGTAGATTGTTGGCAATTCTTACTTCCGCTGACGCTTAGATTCACACAATTAAGATTTCCAACTCCAGTAACATCCCAACCCTGATGTTCTAAATTTCCATAGATATTATTGCCACCATCAGCCACAGATTGTATATATAGAGCTGTTTCTGAATCAACATCTATATTGATTTTATCATGTACATTAAAAGGTACATGGACTGTTGCATCCAATATATCATTATAAGCATAATTATTTACAACAATTGCAGGTTTAGCTGTTGAACCGTCATCATTTCTTGCTTCCATCATAACAGAACAATTTTTTTCAGCTATAAGTCCAACAGAAGGTGCTCCAGTAAAATCACCATTTTCATCTTGGTCTCTCATGGAAGATATTGAACCAACTTGTAATCCAAGCCCAAGCCAATCATAAAAATCTATATTTTCAGAATGGAAATCTATCGCTTTTTGTGGCATACTTGCAATTGTATTATCGTACATGGTCATATGACCATTATCCAAACTAATAGCAAAAGTTCCATCTAAGCTTGTAATCGTACCCGTCTTTATTAAATTTGCATTGATAATACCTGAAGTAATTTCATCTGCAACAAATCCCTTACCAGTTCCAAAAGTTCTCCATCGCCAGCCAGATTCATCTTTCTCACTTGCTATAGCAAATATTCCACAACCAAGATATAATGCTCCATAATCAGAACTAGATGCATTCGTATTTTCTAGTAATATTCCTTTACCTTCTATAACTTGAGCATTACTAAAACTTCCACTTGATAAAATTTGATTTTTAAGGGTATCTATAATACCTTCTAAAGAAAATGTATTTATATTTTTATTTGCAGTTAAGCAACTTTGTAATATTTGTGCATATCTCTGTAATGCTAATTGTCTATCTGTAATACTCCCAAATTTATTATCTAAAGTAATTTTTACGTGTGCTGGATCTAATAAATCTGTTTCTTTTATTATAATAGTATAGTTATCATTGAAATTAATAGCATCTGCAATAATATTTACATCTGTTCCAACACTATAACCATTGAGATTTATGCCAAGTTTACTTAAATCAAGAGTATTTGAAGCTAATTGATATACTGGTTTTGCTAGATTAGTCAATTGTGCCTGTGCTGTAGTCTTTAAAATATTGACATCTGATATATCATTTAATTCTAATTTACCTTCAATAATTCCAATTGCTCCTATAGCTTCTTCATTATCTAAATAATCAAGTCCATTATTAACATCAGAAATAGTTAGTCCATCTTTTCCAATAGGTATTATCCTTGTAATTATATTAGATGTATCTTTTTTCCATTTTAAATCTTTCATATTTTGACATAAAACAATATCATCACTAGAACCACTATAAAGTTGTATATAATCTAAATATCTAATATTATCAACTTTTCTAACTCTTAAATAACCTTCACCAATGCTATTTACTATATTTGATAGGATGCAATTTAAAGTATTTTCATACTTAGTTTGGCAAGAAATTTCATTATCATATTCTATATCACCTAATGTAAATTGTTTATCTGGAGATGTCTTATTATTATGATTATCTATAATTTGCTGCATAAATAATTGGACTGTCATATTTTCAATATCCCATGCTCTAACACAAGTATCATTGAGATATGCCATTTCACTTTCACATTTTACATCTCTATAAAACAAACCAGTATTATCCATATTTTCTTCAGCATCATAAACTCTACCTTCAAATAATATCTCGTCTGTATCAAAATCTTCTACTGTGATAAGTGTTACCATATTAGTAATTTGATTATAGCCCTCATTATTTATTGTAATAGTGAAATTGAAATTGCTGACTTGCCCTGCATTTTCAGTTAAATTCATCTTTTTTAAATAATTAAGATTCAATTCTGTTGAAGGATAGTTAATAATTGTTTCTACATTATTGTTAAAAATACTTACCTTATAAATATTACGCACCTCCTTTTTTCAAAAAATAAAAAAATATATACAAAAATCGTATATACCTTAAAATTTAATTATGTACATTAAAGCAATATTTTTTGGTCTAGTCTCTGCTCCACCTGTACTTCCCGTAGTTCCAGCATTTGTTGAACCATTACCAGCCCATGTCCATCCACTTCCACTAGATCCAACACCACCAATCTGTGTATGTGTATGAGATTTTAAGCTATCTTGCTGTGTACTTCCTAATTCTCTTCCACTGTCAACTCCTGCTCCATGGTCGTAACCTCTTACAAAATAACCTCTTAAATCAGGTAATTTAAACGTTGTACTACCATCACCTGCTCCATAAGTTGTACCAATGACAGAAAACAAATTATTATATGTATTTCTACTTATTATACTACCATTACACTCTAACCAGCCTATAGGTATTATTCCACCTGCAAATGCATGTACTGCTCCCGTTGGTACTAAAAATGTAGAATCTTTATTATCTAATAAATCTGCATCTAATCCCGAACCACTACCATCTACGATTTCAATTTTTGATAATACATCATTAGCATTATAATTAGCTTCATCATTAGAAATTCTATTATTAATATCATCTATATCTGATAATATTTTAGGTTTCACATTATCACTTCCCTTTTACATATAAATCCTATACTTTATTTTTTCACCGATATCTAATGACCATCCATTTAATGTTAATGTTTTAGCACTAGCATTCAATGTATAATGGTCTCCTTCATCTAATAAACATCCTTCCAAGAATGCATCTATTGTACACTGTGTTAAATCTATATTGGCTGCACTTAAAGTAACCGTTGTTGTATTATTAGATGTAGCTGTAAAAGTTTGTTTCACTTTTAATTGATTAAGCCTGCTATCATACTGGTTTACAGAATTTAAAGCAGTAGTCAAAGCACTAAAATTATTACTACTCTCCACACTAGCTTCATTTAGAATCCCTTTTTTAACAGGAAAACTAAATGTCACACTTGTAAGTCTTCCGTTACTAGAATATATAACTATTTCCGCATTAACATTTCCTACTACAGATATATCTGCTGTTTGGAATTTATAACTAATTTGTCCTTCTATAGCATTTACAATTGTCATATCTGCAAATGTTGATGTATTATCTACTCTTCCTAAAGAAATTTTAGCTGTTAAAGCAGTTAAATCAAATGAAACTCCATTATTCATTAACGTTATGTTTAAAGTACATAAATTACTATCTCCCACTGTTGGACTAAACTGTGGAATATATCCTGCACTAGGATTATTTATATCTAAAATAATTGGAATGTTATCCAAATCATTCACCTCACTATAATCGCCTAAAATTAGGTGTTATTTCAATTTTACTTATATTACCATTAAAAGAGATTATATTTTGTCCACTTTCTAAATATAAGTAATTTAAATCTTTATATGTAGTTGTATTTATTGCGTATGTTTTTCCATTAAGGATAAAATTTCCTGTACCATTAGAATAAATTCTAATATTAGGGCTACTATAAATATAAGGATTATATATATTTATAGGTGTAATAACAGTTATTTTTTCATTATTTCTACAATATTTAAATGGGTCATTACAAGTAAAAGTAACTGTTAAATCTCCATTATCGACAAATTCATCAAAACTCGGAACATCCTCAACTCTTGCCAAAAAATAATAATCGGGCATGAAATCAAATATCAATTGACTTTGCCCTGTATTTATTAGCCACTCTAAGATTGAAGAATATAAGTCATGCAGATCTGTCATATCTTTACTAATTAATAAAAACTTAATAACAATCGTTCTTGTGTCATAAATTATATGATTATTAGTTCCAATCATATTTAAATCGTATTGCCCATTTTGGTATGGTACTGAATCCTTATTTACTTTAGGTTTTGCACCATTTATATGTTTCTCTTCTATATATAATCCAAAATCATTAAAACTATTTTTGCCATTAAACGTTACTCCAAGCTGGATCATAACCTATATTCCTCCCATCTTGTTGTGTTTTCTTTTCCTGTAATTCACTTATATCTTCATAAGTTTCCTGAGCAATTACTCTACTATTAAGTATAGTTTGATGTATATATGGTTGTTTAGGTTTATTGTTATTTGCAGTATTGACATTAGCACTTCCTTCTATTTTAGAACCTGCTATATTATTAGAATTTAATTTCATACCAACACTCATATCCGTTGATAATCCTTTTATTGCATCAGTAACCTTATATTTATTTTTATCAATTCCATTAGCTAAACCACCCATAAAATCTGGCATCCAACTCTCATAGTCGGTCAGTGAACCTTCATCTGGTACTGAAAAATGTAAGAAGCTTCTTATTTTATCTGCAACTCCACTAACAGCATTAATAATTCCACCAATTCCGCTCATAATACCATTTTTTAAACCATTAATAAAATCTCTACCCCAATTTAATGCACGACCTGGTAAAGAAGTAATAAAACCAATAGCACCATTAAATCCACTACTAATAACACCACCTATAGTACCCATAACAGAAGATATACCGTTTCTTAATCCATTTATCATATTAGATCCAAATTGTACAAATCTACTAGGTAAACTAGAAAACCAATTTACTACAGAATTAAATGCATTTCTTATTCCATTACCAGCACTTTCAACTCCACTTACTAAATTATGAAAAAATCCAATTATTGCATTTATTGCTCCCATAATAAACGATTTAACAAAACTAAAAACAGAATTTACTCCATTTCTAAACCATTCATTTTTATTGTAGAGTAAAACTAAAGCCGCAACCAAAGCACCTATAGCAATAATAACAATCGTTATTGGATTAAGTGACATAGCAAGATTTAAAGCATACTGTGCAATTGTTTGTGCCCCAGTAGCTACCGTAGAAAGAACCATTTGAGCCTTTTGTGCTATCCACGCTATAGCCTGTTTACCCAACTCCAATGTCATCTTCGCTAAATTAATTGCTCCTTGTGCTGCCGCCTTTCCAAAATCTAATAATGCAGAAGCACCACTTTTAGCTAGTCCACCTATTTTAGTTAATCCACTACCTAATGTATTAAGTACACTAGAACCAAAATTTGATATTCTAGTACTTACAGATAAAACTCCATCTTGCAAATACATAAATGCTATTCTAGCTGTATCTATTTTATCTTTTACATTACTTATAGTAGTTGTTACTGTACTTATTGCGTTTCTAACATTATTTACAGTGCCAACTACAGTTTGTATAGTTTTCCATGTCATAAATGCTGAAGCAATACCTGTTACAACTATTCTTGTAGCTTCTCCATGCTGTGCTATCCAATCAAGTATATCCTTTAAAGTAGTTAATCCACCTTTAGCTAAATCCAATAGATTTTTTCCTAAATCACCACTAGAACCACTTAATTTAGGCATCAAATTAGTGGCTATTTGCATAATATCTTTTATAATCCCAGAGACAATAGGACTTAATGTTTTTATTGCATTTCCAGCCCCTGTTATTGATTTTTGAATAACATCTTGGATTTTTGGCATATTAGAATTAAACCACATAACTGCATTATTAAAGGCAGGCAATAACATAGTTCCAATATTTCTACCTAATGTTTCAAAATTCATTTGTGCTACTCGTACCTGATTGGCAAAAGACGTACTGAGTGTCCTACCAAAATCTCCTTGGGCATCTTTAGTTACATTCATAAGGTAGTTATATCTAAGAATTGTTTGTTCAGATTGACTCATTTTATCATAAGGCTTTTTAATTCCTTCAGCCAAAGCAAAAGCTTGTAAATTAGCTACTGACATATTAATTCCAAGAGCCTTTAACGGTTCTGTTTCTCCAGATATTCCAGACCTTATTTTTTCCCACATATCTGAAGTTCCTACATTATAGAAAGAACTCATATCTCCAGTAAGTTGAACTAAGGATTTAGACATATCTCCAGATTTTTGTTCAGTTACTCCACTAGATTTCAGCATTGCACCCATGAATCCTACCCACTGAGTACTTGCTGTTTGTGAGATACCTGCACTTTTAGCTGTTGTTTGTGTCCATGCTTCAATAGCCTTTGAACTAGATTTATATGTTTGCTCTACAACGTTTTGAGCCTCACTTAAATCACTAGCACTTTCTGCTAATTCATAGCCTTTTGTTGCTAATTCTTTGATACCAAAGCCAAGTCCTATTATGCCACCTAGTTTAAGAGCCAAACTTCCTATTTTACCAAAAGAACTTTCAAATACTCCACTTAATCCTCTAGCTTTTTCTCCAACTTTATCTATATTAGCTGATGCAGTATCTTTAAGTAGTAATTCTCCAAAAATGCTAAATAGTTTCAACAGTATAACCTCCCTTCTCTATTAGTTTTCTCATTTTTTCCGCTTCGGTTATATTTTTCATAGCCATTTCATGTATTTCTTCTTTACTTAGCTTCTTTTTATTTACATTTGCGAATGCTTGTTTTTTATAATCTTCAAAAGTTATAAAATTTTTATCGTCCATAAAAATGTGTTCCATGTTCCATTGCTGGAACAACCTGTTTTCTTGAATTTTTATATTTGCCTTCTCTATAAGCTTAATTCCTTCAGCAATATCTAAATTCATGATATAATTCATATCGTTGTATCTACTTAATAAAGTGTCTTTGCACTCAATTTCATCAAAATCATATAGTCCTAAATTTATACAAATAAAACCTATTTGAGTGCAACTTTTAAAAAATTTACTAGTTCCTCGTCATTGGAAATAGCTTGTATCATTTCAATTGTTTTTAATGGTGATTGATTTTCTATATCTTTAGCTGTACAATCATTCATATCAGCTAAAAGTTTGTATATCTCTTTTTCCGCATTACCTATATTTTCTATAAAAAGTAAAACCAATTCCATTTGAACTTTTTGTAATGCATTTGCTTTATCTGCATCTGATAAACTAGAAACATCTGTTATAAGTCCTTTTATTTCATCCTTTATATTCATCTTCTTTATAATTCTTGTTAAACTAAATAAGTCACTTGTTTTTAAACTTCTCATATTACTACCTCTTTCTATTTTTATTTTTAAATTAAAAAAGCACCCTATTAAAGAGTGCTAATAGTTAAGCCTTTGGGAATCTAATCTCATAAGGTAACTCATTTGGAGTTAACGGGTCTATATAAGCTGTAAACGTACACTTTAAAACGTTATCTGTGTCATCCTTAGTTGCCCAAGAAAGTCCATCAGTATTAAGGGTATTCTTTAATATAATTATACAAGGTTTGTTTTTTCCACTAATTTTACCGACGAGAGCTATATTGGTCAAATAGTCTCCATCTGTTATAGTAGTCTTCCCAGTGATAACGTCATAATCTGGGTCTGTTGTATCGTCTACCTCACCATGTAAAACTAATTGTAATATATTACTTGTAACTTCCAGTAAATTGGTTGCTAAAGTTATTTGTGTATCTGTTACAAATTCTAATCCTTTGGCACTTCCTTTAATACCATCTACTTTGACTTGACGTGTATTTTGTTTTACAGTAAATGTATTTCCTCCAGAAGTTGCGGAAACTAAAGCTTCTGTTTCCGTACCATAGTTTTTATATAATGCTCCACTATCAATTATGAGATTTTGTGGAGTTGTGGCAGTAAAGCCTACTGTATTTTCACTGTTCATTATGTAATTACCTACCTTTCATTTTATTGATTTATTTCATATGTTTTAACTAAAAAACGTAATTGTCTTCTTTTTATATTTACATCAGAATCATTTAAATTTAATCGACATGGATTATTCCTAAATATCTGTAAATACATATCATCTTTCATAATTTTTAATTTATTTAATTTGTTATATATATCATCTGTAAGAGTTTCAACCTCCGTAATTCCATGTTGATTACTCCAAATATCTATGTAAATCAAATTATTATTACTATATTCATTATTAGGAATACCTGTATACATCAAAATCGTAGCATAAGGATATACTTTTTTCCCCTCTGCTGCTTCCTTATCTTGTGGGTATTCATCACTATAACATTCACAAATTGGATTAATTTCTTCTATCATATAGTCATATAAATTAAGCATAATTAATTACCAATTTTAGATGATATAATTCTACTTGCTACATCACTAATTTTATCTAAGTTATCATTAATAGAACCTTCTAGTATATGTTGTGCTTTCTGTTTAGAAGTACCTAATTCTACATCTATAGCATATTCAGCCTCGGGCGTTGTCCCAATAGAAACACCATTACCACCATCATGCACTTGATGTGTTTCATGTGCCTTCATATTTCCTGAAACTACTGGAGTCCTGCTTTTATACTCAGATTCGATTAATGTTCCCCATTTCTCACATATCTCTTGTTTAGATTCTTTTAAGGCTTGTTTAACCTTTCCACCATACCAAGAAAAACTCATTATATCGCCATCCTTTCTATTTGATTTGATATACAAATATTTCTGTATAAATATCCCAAGCAATGAATTTTCTAATTTCATATTCTTCTTTACCATCTAAAGTTTTAAGAATAGAATTTATTTTTATATCAGGATCTATTCCAAAATACTCATAAAATAACCTATTGGTAACTTCAATATCATATCCATAATTTTTTAATAGTAATTCTTTATTGTAAGGTTGCTTATCAACTACAATATTTTTAACTTCTATGTCTGTAGTAACCCAATCCCCATGGAAATTTTTAGAACCACTACTTTTACTATATAATGAATAAGTTGTATTCTTTAACATATCATCACCTAACCCATCAATTTAATTTTGGGTAATGGTAATAATACCTTTACATCAGAAGATAATCCACTATTATAAGTCCCTGAACGTGAACCCTGTGAAAACTGCTTTATTCCCTCATTACCACGTTGTCTGTAATTTTCCACCACATATTGAATAACTGCATCTGAATAAATAGCTTCAATATCTACCGTATCATCTAACCTTAGATAATTTTTGATTAATGTATCTGCTTTTCTAATATAAAGATTCAACAATATATCCTCTGTCGTTCCAAGTATTATTTTTACATCATCTAAAACTGCCAAAATAATCTTACCTCCTTAAAAAGGATAAGACTATTTTTCAGCCTTATCCTTTGTATCTTTTTTATCTATAACTTTTTTAACTTCTTCTTTGACTTCCTCAAAGCCTTTTGATATTAAGTCCTGAATAACCTTTTTATTTTCGGATATTCTTATTACATTTAATTTTTTAAGCTTCATATATAATCACCTCTAATATTAAGCTAAAGCTTCTTTAACATTTAAAAAGCAATGTGCAAGCATATTATCAGGAACCCATAAATCGTGATATTTTCTGTAATCCAGTTTGTATGCTCTTGCACTTTGATTAGTCTCAGGATCAAATATTCTTATAGCATCAGTTTTAGAAACTGCTATAGGACAAGTCTGTGAGCATATCAACCAATTGATATTTTTAGCACTTACATCTGCTGTAAAACCACCAAACTCTTGACCGGCTGTCTTACCATCTTGGTATAAATAAGCAGTTTTTAATCTTGCTGAAGGAACTGCAACGATTGGATTATCATCTACCATAGTAACTTTAGTAGAATAAGTTCCACTTGCAAAATCAGTAACTTGAAGTTGTTTAGTAATCTCTGTAGAATTTTCTAAGATATTTTTAGTTATAGCACTCATTGTTATAATAAGTGGTACATCTCCCACAACATCCTTAACTGATGCAATATCTGCTTTTAACTTAGAAAGTATATCTGTTGCTACTGGAGTATATCCACCACTCGCTCTACTTCCTGCTATAGCAAGACTAGCTATTTTACTATATCTGTAGGCATCAATTTCTGGAATAACCTGTGTTCTCTGGAATTGAGACATAACGTTAGATGCAGTTGCTACAAAATTAGATTCATCCACATCATTTTCATCAATTGAGAAAGCTCTACCTCTATCCATAGTCATAGTTTTAGTTTCATATTCAAGAGTAACATCCCCTGATACAAAACCTGCTGCTCTATCATAATTTCCTAAACCACTCATAGAAATTTTAGGTATCTTTATCTCTTTTCCACCTTTATATATAACTTGTCCAGCATTTGCTTCCATCCATCCTGAAGTTGCTCCTGCTACTGCCTGTGTATCCAATGCATTTTGAAATAAACTTGTGTATTCTATATTGTTTGCCATTATTAAATTACCTCTTTCTTATATAAATTTATTTTTTTATTTCTTGTTCTTTTAAGACTACAATTACAAAAAGTCATTTATTTTAATCCAAAATATTTATTAATTTCAGCTTGTGCCTGTTCTTTTGCACTTAAATTTGTATTACCTTTTGGTGGTTTATACCCGCCTTTGAGTCTTTCTTCTGCTAAAGAATTAACTTTAGTATTTAAAACATTCTCTAAGCTTTCTAAATTCTTAGTTGTTGATTCTTCATCTTGTCCAATAAAATAATCCACTAATTCACTAGGTAATTTCTTTTCATTAGCTAGTTTTAAAGCATTATTTCTTAAACTCTCATGAACCTTATCTTTTTCAGCCTTATTAATTCTTTCAGTAAGTTCTCTAATTTGCTTTTGTTCCTCTGTTTCCTGTGGATTAGCTTTCTTAACTGCCTCATCAATAAGTTTTTGAAGGTTATTTGTTTTCCATGTTTCTAAAGACTTAGAACTATGTTTATCCTTCTCACTGTCCATAAAGCTTTTAAAGTTTGGATCATTGTTAACTTTCTCCTTAAACACATCTAAATTTGTAAATCCATTTAAGAATCCTTTAACATCCTCACCATCTTTATTTGTTTCAAAATATGTTTTTACCTCATCAAAATTTTCAATTGCCATATTATAAATTCTCCTTTCGCCCTTCTAACCTCAATAGACTAGAAACGCATCAAAAATTTTTTTATATGTTCTTTTAGTTCTACTTCATACAAAGAACCCGTTGTAATTTATTTTTTCATAATAAAAAACACTACTAATTAGCAGTGCTACTATCATTTATTCCTTTATTTTTTAACCATGTTCCATAATCTTGATAATCAATTAATTGTCTGCTCTCATTGTCTAATCTTTTGCTTGGTATCCATCCTGTATATGGAATATTTAAAAGTACACATCTACATAAAGGATGTAAAGGTGGCATAGGATGATCCTCATTAATGTCCCATACTTTACCATCATAACTTGCATCAAGTGTTGCTGTCTTCATGTCTAAAGTAGCTGACCACATTACTTGCTCACAACCAGAATTTTTACCTATTTCAAGTTGTGCCTCCGCTGCATTTCTAGCAACTTCTGTTCTGACAAGTCTCCTACTTTCATAAGCAGTAACCCCAAAAGTATCTTTTATTTCTTTAGATATTTTATCTATTGTAGTTTTTCCTGTACTCGCTTCGTTAATAAGTCTATATAATTTATCTATCATACTTGCTTTATTTTTCCATATTCTATCTGAAAACATTTCTCCTTTATAAACACGATTTACTTCTGTATCTATAAATTCTTTCTTTAATATAGAAAAATTTGTATCAATATTAATTCCAAAGCCTTCCATAACATAAGCACTTTTATAATATGTATCTTTCCATGTCTGTTCCAATATATCTGTGACCTTATTTATTTCAGTTTCACCTAAATCTTTTCCTATTTCGGTTAATTTAGATTTAATATCATCCAATATTTTATTTTTCTCAAATGGTGTTAGTTTTAATAAGCCATCTAAAGCATATTTTACATATAACAATGCTACAATAGTTAATATTTCATCTAATTTATCATTCTGCTGCTTATATATATCTTGCATTTGAGAATCAGCATAATCTTCACTATCTAAACGAATTTGTTCTATAGTATCCTTATACTGTTTATCTATATTAGCCATTTATACCACCACTTTGATTTCCAGCATTATTCAACAAACTATTACCTATAGATGTAGCCTTGTTTTCTTCCTCAATTTGCTTCATTTCAGCATCAGGATTAGATACAAAACTTAATTGACTTAATCCAGTTTTAATAGAAAGCTTACCATTTAATTGGCTGATTACTTGCGATACCATCAAATCATCACTAGGGATATTTGGAGTAAATTTAACATCTATATCCATCCAGTCATAATTTTTATTAGCCTTAATTTTTAGATATTCAAATAAAAACTGTAATCTTAACTTAATAGCATCAGTAAGAGCCTGTATGTTATCAGTACATTTTTGTTCTAAGGATATAAGTCTATTTTTTAAAGCTAGACTAGATGTATTTGAAGCTAATTTTTCATTATGATTGATATGGCTTGATAGTTGATACATCTTATCTTCCTGTGTAGATAAAGTGTTCTGAATGAAGCTATCATTTATATTTTTTATAATCCAAGAAATATCTGAATCTTTAGTTGGTAAATTCAATACACCTTGTTCCTTCATCTTATCTAAATCTGTTTTACCATTTTCATCTTGTGTTGTATCATCTAATTCAGCACCTACTATTTTAAGATAGGCATTTCTGAAATCAGATATTTCATTAGTAATATCTGACAAATTGGTAGAATAAGCATCCTGTAAGTCTTTTATCTTTTTATATAAACTCTCATAATAAGAACCCACTCTAACAATAGACACTGGTACTTTAGAAAATATATTTGCATCCACATTAGAATCTTTTATCAACTGAAAACTTGAACCAGTACAGGTATAATGTGTGATATCTGTATCTGTATAAACATCTGCATATAATGTCCTTGATTCATCAAATTTCTTATAGAAGAATCTTATAAATAATTCTATGTTTCCAAAATCATCTTCTAATATATAAGAATCCTGTGGTGTACATATAAGGCTATTAAATAAACCATTAGAATCTACATAAGCTAACTCATAAGCTTCATTATATATAAGAGCCTGCTTACACAATTCTTTATCATGACCTGTTTTCCAATGTTTAAAATTTAATCTTATATCTTCAATAATATTAGAATCATTGGTGTGACTGCTATAAGTTACTGGATTACCACAGCAATAGTTAGCTTCTTCATTTATAAATTTTTGTATGAAATTACAATTAATTTTATTGTTAGATCTTTTAGTAACCATTTTATAATTGAGCATTGCATCTGTATATCCATCATAATATCTTCTCATTTTCTGATATCTATGTAATTTTAAATCAAAATCTGTTTTACATTGTGTTAATAAATTATTATCTATCAATATTTCACCTCCCCTATAATCCTAGCTTTCTTCTATCTAAAATCTTTATTTTTTGTATAACTTCTATAGAATCAATTCTATGTACGAACTCTGCAACGGCATCATTGCTATCATCGTGTAAAGAATACATTTGTCCACTAAACTCTTTGAATTGATTTATGAATTCTTCATCTTCTTTATTAAATATGATAGATCCACTATTTACATCATCAACTATTGCAGATATTTTTTGGTCTTTATTTTTTCTCTGCATTTCATTTATAAATGTAAAATTTCGTCTTTTTAATTCATTATCTTTTGCAATTAATTCTTTTATTTTAATTAAATCACTGCCTTGGTAAGTGTTTTTTTCTACATAGATATATGTTATATCTGAATAATCCTTTAATAATTTAATTACTTTATTGCAATAATTATTAAAGCTTAACTTCTCTATAATACCTTTTCTTACATATTTAAAGTCATTATCTGCTTTACTCCCTACTACGAAAGCAGAATAATCACTATTTCTACCAGTAGTACTTGCAGGGTCAACGCATAACATTGTTTTTAAAAATGTATTGGATTCAATTTCTTTTACAGATTGTTTCCTTATAGATTTGAACCACTTTTCACCTATATTCTTACAATCACACATTAATTCTTGCAAAAATGCAGTTCTTTTATTGAAGTATTTTTGCGATAGTTTGTCACATTCATATTTTTCCCATATTGTAGGGAATTCCATATCTCTTTTATGTTCTAAATAATACTCTTTAAGCATTATATCTTTATCCTCTTTAGGTATTTTAGTATTCATTAATATAGTTTTATAATGTTGCCAATATTTATTTTCTTCAAAATACTTATCTACATCAAAATTAACTACTGATTTATGAAATACCTTAAATGTAGCATCTTCTCTTATAGTATTAATAAAATCATCTGGAGCAAGTGGTGTTCCTATAATAATAAATTTACTTGCGGATTTAATTTTCTTTCCATCTCTTATAACTACTGAATCTCCAACTTCTGTAATTTCTTTATAATATTTATTTAGTACCTTTTCTTTTGCTCCATCTGATAATATATCATCTTCACTTAATACATCATCACAAATTACCACAGAAGGTCTGAATATTCCATCTACACAACCGTAAGTTGTACCTCTTACACTACTACCCCAACTAAAAGCACTTATTTTGGAATTATTTGTTAATTCTAATTCTTGCTTATTAACTGTTCTAGTTTTTTTATCAATTAATTTCCCAAAACTTTTAACTATGTATTTATTACCTAATATTTTTCTAGTATCTGCCACAAATTGAACAGCATCATCCTCTTTATTACCTATTACAATCGTATACCGTGATTTATTGAAACAATGTATGTAACATGATAATGTCTTATTTATAATAGTAGATTTACTACAGCCTCTCGGGAGTATAAATTCTTCATTATCATATTTATCTTCAATAAACATTTTCTGTAGCTCTTTCCAAATTTGTAAATGAACAGGTGCTAAATTACGTGCTGTATTATTATCTTTAGGTATAAATGTATCCTGGAGGTAATAGACACAAAAGAATTCGAAATTAACTTGTGCTAATTGAACTGCTAGGGAATTATTACCAAATAGGTTGTTCGAATGGGATATTATCATTTCTTGGGCTTGTTTTTCAGCTTGTTTCAGGTTTAATCCAGTGGATATTAATTGTTTTGTAGCATATTTATATAAGAGATAACGGTTAAATTCATCACTGTTACCATTATCGTCTTCTTTAAATTCTATATCATCATATTTTATATTAATTACCTCCCTTCCCAAAGTTTAAAAAATATTATAAAAAATTATCTGACTCTTTAACGGGCTATTAGCAGTCTCCCAAAAAAGAAAGCCACCCCTTAATCATTTTGTCGAATCGTGTAACATAGTAATATAACAGGTTAAATAAAAATAAGACATGGTATCTCCACATCTCATCAACAATAATTATTATTTAATTAATAAATTATTTAATTATATATAATAAATCAAGTTTATTTATGAATAACTAACTATATTTACTTGCATCATATCATATACTCATATCATAATAACCACAATGCATAAATGTATAGAGTTTAATATAGTGTAATTGCGAACTGCGTCAAACGATCCTTTTATTCACGAGTTAATGAGTTTATTAGCCCATTGAATATACCTTTCAAGTCGCATTGTTAAGCCATTTATAGACTATATACATTTAATATACTAACTGCGTAAAATAAATATACATAGGTGTTTGAATAATTATTCATATATAGGGTGTTTTATACGTATATATACATAAAATATACATGAATAATTATTAACATAAAAGATATGTTTTATCTACTCAACTTTCTTCAATTTAAATTTATCGAATTCATTTTGCAATTTATTAGTATCAATATTATCATTATCTTTCTTATTACTAACATCTTCAACCTTTGTAGTAATTCCACCCATTACTCTATTAATTAAATACTCGTTAGCATCTAGTTTTATTTTATCCGACTCAGCACTATTTGCTATCATAATTATATTGTTAATATAGCTACCCAAATTAGACTTTATTCGACACAACCCATCATTTTTAATTTCCTGTAGTCGATTGTTCATCTCAGCCTTGCATTCATCATTATTAATAACACTATCATATAACCATGTTCTGCTCTTACCACAACTCTTAGCAATGTCTATTTTATTATGTATTCCCTCGATCAAAAGGTCTATGGCCATAGATTGTTTTTCATTTATCATATCTAATTTCACCTCCATCTTGTCAAGTATTTTTACTTTACATCCTTACATATTTATTGTTCTATATATCTAGTACACTATAAAAAATATATAGGGTGGGGGTATAAATTTCATACCCATAATTTTAATACCTGACTTCAATTAAATTATTTAATATCTTTAACTCTTCTTCAAACAATTTAATCAATTTATTATTTATCTCAATAATCTTATCATTAATTTTTATTTGTGATGCATAGTCAAATCTTCTTTGAGCTTTAGCCTTATTTAATTCATGATCACTTTTTTCATATTCTAATTCCAATATATCATTTTTTATATTATCCATTTTTATGTATATCTCATCTATAGAATTATTATTTTTATATAATTCTTCGGCTCTTACCAATACTCTTTCCATAGCATTCATTTATATTTCCCCCTTCAATATCTTTTCATCTACAACTTGTAACCCAGTTAAAAATTTTCCATTTATCTCTACAACATTATCTGCAATACATTTCTTTAATTTATCTAAGTCATATAGTAAATTATCCTTTTTCACAGTTATAAAATTATAATTATGTTTCTCTCCTTTATATGTATAACCAATTCCATATTTTACAAACTCATTTGTTTTATTGTGTGTAAATTTAACATTCACACTTATTAATTCAATATCTTCAACCTTCATAAATTTTCTTTTCATAATATTCCTTCTCTCCTTTTAATTTTAAGCATAAAAAAGAACCTATATTTCTATAGATCCTCACCGATTATTTTGCCTTCTCTATTAGCTTTTAACCACTTTTTAATTATACTAAATAGAGTTCCAAAACATATTACTACATCTAAAACACCTATAACCCATAATAATATTGTACTTTGCAATGTAAATGCATCACCTATGGCTGCTACAAAGAAACAAATTATACATAGCTTGATTAATTTTAAAACTGCTCTATTACATATTTCATTATTTCTTTTTCTCAGCAATTTATCATTGCTTAATAGTTGTTCTTTTGTACGAGTATAATTATTAGTATTTTTAGTATTATTTTGGTTATTGCTATTTAGTTCTTTTCTAAAATAAACACCACCAGTTCCACCAGAAACATAAGCTTTACCTTTAGAATTTATTCCTACTCTAGCACCTTTTACTCCTGTGCTAATACCTATGCCTGATTTACTTAAATTTAATCGCGTATGTTTACCTAGTTTTATAGATTTTCTGATAAATAATCCCATAATTTACACCTTCTTATAGGGATATTATAGCACTTTATGACTCACAAAAAAGTTATTTAATACTTTTCCATTATAGTATATTTGGATAATTCATCATTTTTTAATGCATGTATTAAATCATCTATATTACCTTTTATTCTAGACTTAAATAATTCACCATTTATATTTAATAAAATTCCAATATCACAAATATTGCTTACAGTCTTAGAATTTTCATGTATAAATTTAAAAATATTAAATACTTTTTCATAAAGTTTATTATCATTACTATATGTTTCTTTAAGATTAAACTTTTCATTTAAAATATACTTATTGTCAATAAAATCCATAGGATAAAAAAAAGAAATTTCACTTTTAGGCATAGCATGATAAGCATTACCTTCTACAGATCTTTTAGATAAATTCATTATTTCAAAACGCTTTTCTTTATTTTTATCTATTCGAACTGTAGATACCGCTATAGCACTTAAATCTATATCTTCATTTAGTATTGAAATATTATTAATGAATTCATTTCTTACATCTTTGTATATATTTAATATATCTAATCTATTTTTTATTTGAGCTGTATTAATTCTACTACTAACATCATTTATATATAAATTAAATCCTACGCCAGTAATCCATCCTAAATTAACATCATGTAATTTCTCAACATTATCATTGTAGTCATCATATTTATTTCTTTCTTTCATTAATCTAGTATCTGTTGCAACTAATGAAATGTGGTCTGATACATAAAATATTACGACACTCATTCCAAATACCTCCATAATTAAATAGAAGAACCTTTAATAGGTTTTTCTATTTAAAATGTCCCTTCATCTATTACTCTAGGTTTGTTTGAAATTTTCTCATTGTTTTTAGTAATAATCTCGTAGATAGCTTTACTAAGTTCGTCTATATTATCTAAACCTTTTACTTTTGATAATATATCAGTAACCTCATTTTGAGTTATACCGATATACTTATCATCATTATTTCCTATTATATCCATCCAAATCTCTCCTTAATAATATATTTTATTACTCTATTCTACATAACACATATATTTTCCTTTATTTGTCGAATTATTTATTTATTTA